CGCTCTACGGCGCAGGAACGGAAGCATGCTCGCGCATTCTCCTGGAACCTGCTCGCTAGCGCTATGGCGATTGCAAACATTGACACCCTGCAACCGTCGTACTCTTAATTGAGCGACGGCCCACCCGCACCACCATCTGGTGATTGCGGCGCAATACTATCCTACTAGGAGTATTCGATGACTAAGGGAAAATCCCATCATCGCGCACTGTTGAACGTTTTCCGTTCTATGTGCGAGTCGGTTGATAGCCAGTTGTCCAGGCGGCTCCGAGAGGCAGCCGCTAACGGGGATTGGGCTCAGATATTCTCGTCTGAGGTCACCCCTAAGGACTACGACAATGCGCGTAGCTTCGCTTATGACTATGCCTTGACGTGCTTCTTCACGAAGTACGAGGGTAGCGTCGATGCAGATCTTCTGCATGAGCGAGCTATGGTTTCGTTTAAGGAAACGGAGCTCCGAGTTGCTGAAACTAACCGGGTATTAAGGTCTGGATCCGCTCATCGCGGCGTTGAGGGCATCATTTCTGATGCTCGTCGAAAAATTATCCAGATTCTGAACCCCCAGAAAGTCAGCTTGACCGAATCCCAGAGTTTTGTGCCCTGGGACGAGGTACTCGACCATTGTGAATGGGGCAAGGGCGCCACAGCCAGCCTTCCGGCGGCAGAAGCGACCCTTGATAACAAGATCCTTGAACCTCGTTTAGGCGTCACGCGTCGTGCTATGAAGTATGCACACGCGTTCCTTGCCCACGACACCTCTTGGGTGTCCGCTAGGCTTGGTATACCTGTCGAAGGCCCTGTCAGCTTGCTTCCATCCGAATTCCACGTCTCTGAAGACGGTCGCTTTGCGACTGTTGAAAAGAATTGGAAGTCGAGGAGGTCGATTGATATACAGCCGACACTCAACTTGTTCTTTCAAAAAGGGATAGGCGGTGTCATTCGTCAGCGTTTGAAGCGTTGTGGTATCGACCTCGATGATCAATCGAGGAACCAGTGGCTCGCCTCCATTGCTTCACAGCAAGGTTACGCGACTATTGATTTGGCAAAAGCTAGCGATACTATCTCTTCCGAGCTCGTCAGGTTGCTTCTCCCGCCCGAGTGGTTCGAGGTCCTTTGGGACCTTCGGACTCATTCGATTCGCATCGGAGAGGACTCGTGTTATCTGCACAAATTCTCAGCAATGGGAAACGGGTACACGTTTGAACTCGAAAGTCTGATCTTCTACGCCCTTAGCTGGGCGGTTGTCAGATGTGAGGGTTCCGATCATGATAGTAAGATCGCCGTCTACGGCGACGACATTATTGTGAATCAGTGCCATGCCATCAGACTCATCGAAGTACTCGAATATTGCGGGTTTACGACTAACGTTGATAAGACGTACGTCGAGGGCCGCTTCTTCGAGTCGTGCGGAAAGCACTATTTCGATGGGTATGATGTTACACCCTTCTATCAGAAGGAGGCTCTGGTCGATTATCCGAGCACTATTCGTCTTTGCAATCGGTTATACCGGTGGGCAGAGCGGATGGGGTCCGGAAGTCTACTCAATAGTGTTGCGTATACTCCATGGGTCCTAGCCCGTCACTATTGTGACGATGCTAGGAGTGAGCTGAACCGACGTCGTCTGCGAGTCGCCGAAAGGCGTAGTGCAGGTCGACGTCAAAGTAGACTAGTTCAGCCGATCCATGCGCTCTTTCAACCCTCCTGGGTTGAAGGAGACGGTGCAGTCATCGATGATTCGGTCGCTTTCACTAGCGACCGGCACGGTACACTGCGCTTGAGTGTCATGCTAGCCTCACCTTCAAATGTGGCTGCTGACAATTACGCGTTACTTGCTACTTCGCTTCGTAGAGGCGTTGTAGTTGACTCACCTTTCAATGGTAGGTTGACGTTGAGAGGCACAGTGAAGTACCAACTAGCCACGCGGCGGGTTAGCCGTGTGGTGCGCGAGGTTCGGACGTGGTCTTTCGAACACAACGACGAAGCGAAGTTCACGAAGGCGGCCATCTTCCAAAAGACGATGTTCGACCTTGATGTGAAACTCGGTTCTGACGCGGTGTCGTAAACCGGTCCACGGAGGCAGCTAGCTGCATAACATGGG